GCTGCAATTGGGTCATTTCCAAAGTCACCGCTGATTTTTTTCTCCTCTTTTGCAAAATCAGACATCATTTCAGAGATCAAAATGGCTTTTCTACCCTCGATTTTCTCTGTTAACATCCTCATCTCCTGTTGTAGCTGTGGATTTTGCATGGCCATCTGTTGCATCTGACCTAATTTTGGTAATTCTTCTCTAAATTCTATCTCGATCTGCTCTTGTGCCATCAAACTTATGTGTTCTAGTATATTTTTCTGTATCGCAGCACCAATAACTGGTGAATTTTTCACCATATTGGTCTCCATAAAATTTAAATGCGCTGTGATGTGTGCCTGATGGTCCTGTCCAGGGAATGCTTGGAAAGGTTTTCCAGCTAACGCATCTATATGTTCTAATGCTGGATCCTTTGGCATCGGTTGTTCTGGTTTTTTTAATATTAGATCTATATCTTTTACACCTAGAGCCTCATACATATTTCTGTAGACCTCGTATTGATTGTGGATGGCAGGATTAGAAGCTGCCAGTTGCATCTCCGTCTGAGCGAGTGATATCCGCTGCGTTTGTGAAAAGATATTTGGATCCGCAACTGGCAATATATCTATTCGGTCGTCGAAATCAGATTGCTTGATTTGCCTTTGACCGCCAACAACATCATATGGATAAACTGGAGGTAAGTAAAGCTTAAAAACTCTCGCCATTAAACTAAACTCTCGTTTCATAGAAGCATATAATCTTTTATGAATCGCTGACATTGTTCTAGATCCACGTTCTAAAAGTGCAACAGTTGTGCCAACCGCTGCCTGTTGGTTACCTTCTCCTATTTGCAGATCCGCTATGGACGCAAATCTTTGTCCTGCCTGAACCACAACACCCATCAGATTCAACAATGTGCCTGATGGTTCTTTAAATGGTAATGGCATGAATGCATCTCGTAAGTTTCCTCCTGGTGCATCGACATCTCTAAACTCTCCCGGTTGAATAGGTTGTGCCTCGTCTCGCATCTTGATACCACGCATCTTGAATCCTGCTGGTAGATTAGACAGGGTTCCGGCGTCAAGGAGCGATCGCAAAGCTGCGGTTGCTGATCTTGATAATCCACCTATCATGTGTATCAAACCAAAACCATAGAAACCAAGTCCTGGTAAAAATTTAAAGTGCACAAAATATTGTATCTTACTTCTTGTTACATCTCCCACCTCATAGTTTCTTCTGATCGATAATACCTCTCGTGATCCCTCTTCGATTGTAACTATGTAGGGAAGTTTAATTCCTGTAGGCTCACCTTGTGTGTCCATGTCTT